TGATAGACTTTCTTAAAGAGAAAATGCCGTTGCTTTCAGTAATTGACGAAGACTACGGACAACTTGAAAACATAGAGAACGAAGATACTGATATGTATCCGCTAACGTTTCCTGCAGTACTCATAGAAGAAGCGCAGACAGAATGGAGCGATATAGGACAGCTTGCACAGAAAGGAATCTGTAAGCTCCGTATTCGGCTCATCGTAGACTGCTATGATGACACTCACGCAACGAGTGGAACCACACAGGCTGTCAGAGAGCGTAATGAAATGCGACACCAGTTGCACCAGCTACTACAGGGAACCTGTCTTGGCACTGATGCTCCTTTGATACGCAAGTCTTCCAAGTTCTTTACTTGGAAGCACGGAATAAAAGTGTATGAGATGATGTACGAGTGTACAGTGTCAGAAATGGTTAAGGAAACAAGGACGGTTCAGAAACCTTCTTTACGCGTGAAGATGGGCGTGAAGGTGTAACACGAAAGCCTGTAAAGAGCGGTGCTTTCATCTGCTTGCCATCTACTGTTTCGCCACGTTTAATCATATCACGAATGATATGTAGCACACGGCTTTCAGACAAATAAAACTCTTCATTGGAAAGTATGCGGATAGTGTCATCGAAACGGAGGCGTCGTTCCTCTGTCCAGTAGAAGTAACGCTCAAATAACCTTCTGTTGCGTGCTTCTATCAATTTACTATCTCTTCCTTTACTCATATCTGCAAAATTAACAAATAATCATCTTATTTGCAAGTCTTTACACCTTTTTATCTGCTTATTACAAATAAAAACCGCCCAAATGTGTGTTCGTACACACTAATGGACGGTTTTATTCTTAAACAGGAGTTAGTTAATGATTTTTGTCTGTTACAACCTACAGAAGCTCGGTTCTACGCGTTCCCAGACATTTGTCTTTGGGTTCTTCTGATAGAAGTAGTAGTTGATAGCGTTCTTCTGAACCACATTCGCCTCCTTGAAAAGCGTCATAATCTCTGAATACTCACTATCGAACTTATCCTCCAACTCATACAGCTTAGAGATACTCTTGTAGTCGAGGTCGCCAGCCTTATTGCGCTCAAGCAGTGTCATTGCCATCTGATACATTGGATCGTCCGAACCTTTCTCGCTTTGCTTCATATAACGCTTGAGATAGTCGATTAGACGCTCTGCAGCAAGATCTGCACGCTCGTCGAAGCCTTTCACCTTATTACTTGAGATTTCAAGACGAAAATCTCCGTCAGTAATCGTGTAGCTTCGCTGGTCGTTCTTGCGAACCTGACCATAATCACGCATCACACTTACAAAGCTTTCAACTTCACCCTGTAACCAGTCGTGGAATCCACGCACGTCAGTCACGATACGTGTTAAGCGTTGCCACACATCGTGCATCATCTCAGCACGTAGCCCCTCGTAGGTCTCACGGCGTTCAATGCGACTCTGCTTTTCTTCGTTCTGTAACTCAGCGAGCAGCCGTGCTCGCTCTTCTTTACTCATGTCTTTAATGTTCATCATTTTTGTTAATGTTTAGTTGATTGGTTTACGAGTTTACCTCTAAACAAGTTAATTCTACTAATAACTTGTCAACCTGTTTACTCGTCTTCTTGTTTACGTTTTCGGATGATCATTCTTATTTTTGTGTTCAAAGCATTGAGATCATCCGCTGTCAACGCTCTAAATGTTTTTCCTGCTATACGTGGGTCTTTACAGAAAGCATCTACACGGTTCCAGTCTGTCGTATCTATGCCGTATATCTGCAACTGGTGAAGTACTCCGCTACGTGCCTTGCGTAGGATATCGTATTGCTTACGTCTTCGCTCGTCATATCCTGTAATATCCTCCATCTGTCTACACATAGCATCATACTCTTTTGCTGACATCTGGTGAAGGTGTACTGTTCTGTTTTGTGTAAACTGATAGACCAGCGTTTCCTTGTCAGCACCAGGCATCTTCTTTAACAGGGTATAAAACCTTGCGTAGTTCCCGACTGCTCCCATAGCTTTTCCTCCTTCCAATCTTTATACGCTTTACGGCCAGAAGCTACAGCCTCTGTAAGATCATCGCTAAGGTCACTTTGACCGAACAATGGTATGCCGTGTACACTCACATATAGCTCACCATTAAATTCCATTACTTGTACGGCTTCACGTGCATCTGCGTCGAGCCGTGCCTGTCGCTTAGTTTCTATGCGCTCAGCGCGCTGTTCGTGCCATACTTGCAATCTGCGTTTGATTTCGTCTAAAAATGTAATCATAATCTTTTTTGTTTTAGTTGATAAGTTTACGGGTTTACAAGTTGACTTGTTAATCGTACTGATAACTTGTTTACTCATTCACTCGTCTACTCGTTTACTTACTGATATAATATGTTTGAATTAATTTTCCGTTTCGTTTGATAAGCAGTTGGGTCTGACCTTCTTCTCTCATAAGGTAGGTGCTTATATCGCTTTTCACTGCTATGTCTTTGCGAACATACAACTTAGATATGAACCAGTCTATAAAGTCTTTCAACTGTTTCCACTCCTCTTCAGTATCTTCTATCCCTCGCAGAGAGTAAGTGTTACTGATAGCCATCTGTAGCTTTAACAGCCACATTGGTTTGTCATTTGGAATAATTGATTTATACCTTAATGTTTCCATAATTCGTTCATGTTATACATAATAAAACTCCCGATGCAACACCAATACAGGTTCTCCAACTCCCATTACCCATACTCCACGTTTATCGTCTTTGCCAGCTGGTGGGTCGATAACCACATGCTCACTTCCAGAAGTTATATTTCCAAAAATCCGCCCAACGCCTTCACAACGAGTGATTCTTATTCTTTTCTTCTCTTTCATTTTCTTTCCTCCATATTATGATTTTCATTTGCTTTCCACTCAACTTTTATCACTGCATCAAGTTTACCGCTACCTTGACATACCGGGCAGTCTTTTTTGTATGGCTCTTGATACCTGTCCTCCTGCCAGTGATAGCCGTTACCTTGACAGTACGGACATTTGAAATGTTTACTTTCTATGACTTCCGTCATCCGACCACCCGGACTAAGTCTCCCTGGTGTAATCTCAATAATTCTTTTCTCCTTACTCATAGTTTTATTGTAACTCTAATTGAACATTAAAATGATACTCTCTGCACAGCCGTTTCACCTGTACTACATCGAATGGCTCTCTGTCAAAAGCAAAGAAGATTGTGCGTTCTCGTGTAAGTACTCTCACTCCTTTCTTTCGTAGCTTGTACAATAGGTTGTCTCGCTTGTTTGCCATAACCTTTATTCTTTTGTTTCGCCCCAGTATATATCTGCTCGCTCTTTCCATATCGTGTAATAGCCAAGATTGCCAAAATAGCGTCCCTTACTGATAGCTCTGTAGCCCTCGACCCATATCTTCAATGCTGCATCAAACATAACACTCACTGCTGTACGACCTGACGGCTTGTTGCCTTCTGCCTGACTGATGAAGATAAGCAGTTTATCACGATGCTGTGCCTTAAACCTCTGATACTCCTTAAAGCTCATCTGTGTGTATTGAAAACTATCAATAACTACAATATCTGGACTTTTGCGTTTCTTGAGACGTGCATCAAGATCTTCCATGCTCTCACTGATGAGGATAAACCGCCGTGCAACATCTTGCATACCTGCTTTCATAATTGCATTCTTCATTGTTAGTGAAAAACCCTCCTCTAAGGAGTTATAAGCAATCTTTCCGTACTTGGCTAACTCTTTACAGAGCTTCATCGTAAAACTGGTCTTACCGCTTCCGCTTCGTCCCCAGATAAACCATACACCGCCTCGTTCTGGTGCTCCGAAGGCCTCCGCCCAGTCTCCTTCAAAAGGATAGGTTTCTTTCTTCATGCGCAGCATATCGGTTACTGACATTGCTCTATTCATTGTTTTGAGGTTTGAACGTTATTTGAATGGTGTTTTACCGCTGTTTGAGCAGTTATAAGTTTTACTCTATGAATACTCTTTTTCACACGTCGTAGGTCGAACTCATATTCTTCAGAATCTCTCACCACTTCTGATATGCGTGCTTTGTCCGTCACGCCATTTGCCATACAAACTGCATAGACATCGTGAGCACCTGTACGCTCCAACTCAAAGAACTTGCGACCGATACGCGAGTGTATCTCGTTATATCCACACTTGTTGTATCGCAGTCCCATTGTCATACGACGCTTAATGTAGCTTGTTGAGAAGAAGACGATACCACACTTATCCTCCAGACGATTATACAAGTCGATGAAGTAGTGGAACACTCGCTCTGGTAATTTGTCCGCCTCGTCGAAAAGTAACAGCGGTGCCTGCATCTGAATGAGATCGTCAATGATTCTGTCGAGAAGTTCTCTGATGCTGTAACCTTCTGTCTTCTGACCGATACGGCGTGCAATCTCACGAATGAAGTCGCTTTTCTTCATATCTTCAGAGCAGAGGACATAGAAGACCTCGTTATGCTCGCTGGCATATAGTTTAGCTGTGGTTGTCTTTCCACATCCTGCTTCACCAACTACCCACGTAACGTTCTTGACTGTCTGAGCATCGTTCATAGCGAACACCATTTCCTGATAGGCTTTTGTTTCCACCACCTGCCAGTCTGTTCCTGCCGTGGTTCCTAACTGCGATGCAAGGTTGCGCCACATATCGTCGCTAATGTTTTCCCACTTGCCCTGCAGAATGCTACTCACAGTTGCGCTACTTGTTCCTGTGAGGCTCTGTGCTGCCTTGTTCTGACTTGGATACTTGCTGACGTATTGTCTTAAGCACTCTTGTATCTGTCCTTTTTCGTTCTTTGTTAGTTTCATATTGTTGTTGTTCTTTTATTTATTGTTCCTGTCAGTGAGGCATTGCCTCGCTGCTTATAATTTCCCAGCTACTGAAGCCATATCAACCACTGCCGTCTCAACCTCCGCCCAGTCCTCAAGGCTTACCTGCTTCGTCTTCCGTCCTATCTTATACTCTTCAGGCGACTTGCTATAGATACCTGTACGACGTTCAATCTGTCTGCGTTCTGCTGCTGTCATTCCCTTAGGCTTTGGACTACGCAATCCGTGCTGCTCTGGCATTACGCCGTGCACCTTTTCAATTTCACGTCCAGCAACCGTGCGCTCAATGCGGTCTGTGGTATTCGCTGCCTGTTCCTGTCTGATGAATGCAGCCTCGCCTTCTGTCTGCTCTTGTATCGCACGATGGATAACAACGTAAGGTTCTGCTACTCGTTCAAACCGCAGACTGCCGTCAGCCTCTTTCTTATAGAGTCGGATACTTCCGAAGTCGTAAGGATCATACTTAACAACGAACCGCTCGTAAGTGTGCTGTCTGCGCCACTCGTGGTCTGGCACGCCTGGCTGGCTCATCACTTCGTATTGTCGCTTCTCCTTCTTAATGGTAACGCTGATACCTTGGTCGGTGAAGGTGCTCATACGCTTAGCCGTTACCCAGAACATATCCACCATGTCGTGTGCCGTAACCTGCTGCGTTTCCTCATTCACGCTGCTGTCGTAGGCTTCCTGTCTACTCTTGCCGTATGCAGGGTGCGCCATTTCGTTCCACTCCTTAGTAGCCTTTGCGTAAGCATCCTTCAGTTCCTCAAGCGTATAGAGTGAGTCCTTGTTTTCCTCAATAAATTCAAGGTTCGGACGGCTCGACATCTTCTTTGCCGTAATGTTTTGACCTGTGAAACGCCAATCCTTATGCAGCACTTGTTGTTGGAACCGACCGAACACCGCCTCAATAGTCTTTGATTCGCCGTTATAAGGTTGCGTGGTGCGGTGCACGTGGCAAAGCTTCTTAAACAGTCCGTCGGCATCAAGTTTCTTATGCCCACCTTGGTTGTCGTGAACAATCTCGTAAGGCTTGTGCTTGCTGATCTGAATTGCCATGCGATATGCGTGGTATTGCGCTTCGTAGTCCTCCGTGTCGCTGATGTGCCAGCCAAGCATCACCTCACTCATCGCATCAATGACTACATAGACCTGCGTGGTGCGTACCTTGCCAGCATCATCCTTATAATATAGATTCAGCTTCGTGCCGTCACCATACCACAGCGCATCACGCTTCGTTGGCAGTGCCGTGCGATGCTTACGTCCGAACTTCTGTCGTGCTGCCTGCTCACCATGTACAGCATCATACCATAGTGGCATAATCGCAGCACTGTTCAACCATCGTTTCATACCGCTAAGGCTTTTCAGTGGCTTCCAGCCGTTTGCTTCTGCCTGGCGGTTTGCCTCTTCAAAGAGCTGCGCATCGGTATAGACAGGAACCCTGCAACGCTTCAACGCGATGAGCAGCTGTCCGAACTCGTCAGTAATCTTCTGCGTGTTCTTGTTTCCAACCTTACCGCTGATAAGACTCCTGTATCCATCAGCCTTGAAAGCCTTAATCTTTGCTTTCAGTCGTGCTTCATTTTGTGGAAGGGTATGCTGATACTCTTCACGCATAGCTTCAGAACTCTGATAGATTACCTCCCAAGCTCCTACAGTGCTGCCGTTCAAGCTTTGACGAATAGCTCTACGCTGTGCCATCATCTTCAACAGTTCTTTCAGAACACTCGCATTAATGGTGTACTCTTCAATGAGTTTCTCTGTAAGATGTTCCTGCTTGCCGTTCTTCTCGTAGGTGAAGCTTTCAAAGAACTCACGTGCCTCGCTGTCAAGCCGTATGCGGTCACGCATCATTGCTTCCTTCATTCGCTGCTCTGGATCACC